GTTAAAGCAAGAATACAAAACGATGTTGCGGCGGTTCTGGATGCCCTTGAGGCGATTTGTCCAGCTGATCTGGGGTTGGGTCAACTAGCAACTAGGGAACGTGTAGCAGGTGACGTGGCAAAGCGTGCCGCATCGGTGTTCGACATTGAAGAAAGGGAAAAGCCTGTCGTAAATATTGCTGTGCTTTCTCAGCTACCAGAGCAGGTGACGGGGTGACGGGGTTGGGGATGAGGGGTGGTCAATAATGATAGTATATTTGCGCTGGCGGTGGGGTTGACGGCACCGGCCCCCCCTTCCAGCCCCTCCTTCATATATAATACCCCCACACACAATTTTTGTCCCAAAACCGTTGCAACACTTCCTTTACCCCTACACGGCCCTTCTAAGGCTTTTGAAGACCTTTGCAGGTGTCATTTGACTCGCCAACTGTTAAAAGCTCTTAGGGAGCGAATATGAGCGATTGCGGCTTGAATGTGCTGATTGATTAGAGCAGCATCTGGGGTATGAAAGTTTTTCAATCTTCTCCCGTGGTTTTATCATTGAATAAGAGAGAAGCTTCTGAGCTTGAGGGGATACTTCAACAGTTAGTAGATGAATGCGATGCTATTGGGGCGACTAAAGGAAGCCGTTATAGGGTTTTTCGTAATGTTCTTAGGAAAGTTAATAAACAGCGCAAGAATCCTGTGATGTTTTTTACTAATTGAGCGAAAAAACGTTAATTTACTGCCTTCGCTGTAAAAAGCGCAGTGAAATGGTCGCTGAGAGGGTGGAATGGGAGAAACCTAGGCGTAAGACGTACGGTTATAAGGGTGTATGCAGCGATTGTGGTAGGGATTGCTACAGATTTGCTGGTAATAGCAAGTGGGAGGGTGGAGCTACACCCCATAAAATTAGGGATCAGAACTATCGGGACAGGAAAAAGCAGAAAGAGCTGTATGATCCGATAGAAAACCTACCTAAACTAAAGGCTTACTACTCGCCAGAGTGATTATTGCCTGTTTTTACTTCGGTTGTACCGTTTTGAGGTAACTGAAAGGTTTTTACGGGAATTGTTTGATGGGTTGCCGTCTTTGTGGTGAACGTCTTTGCCGTCACCTTTCTTAACTGCCCCTGTTTTTAATAATTTTGCACGACTAGCATTGCGTTGCGCCCTTCTTTTCTTCTGTTCTGGGCTTGAATGGTAGTTGTCGTATTCTTTTCTGTAGTTTCTACTAGCTGCCATAAATCTATATACTTACATACTTACTACTAGGTACGGAGTAAAGGATTCTTAACATAAGGTAAAGAATACTTTACATTTGTCAATTATACTTTACATAAGGTAAAGGATCCTTTACATAAGGTAAAGAATACTTTACATAAGGTAAAGAATACTTTACCTCATTACTCTTCATCATCTGGGTTTCCTATAAGACTGCTCCAATCGTCTTCATCTTCGTCTTCTTCATCATCTATAAGGCCATAGGCTTCAAGCATTAGCCCTATTGTGTGCATTTGAAGCATTCCTATTATTTCGTGATAGTATAGTTTTTCTGAGAACTTTTCAGTTAAAAGCCCTAAAAGCTGGTTGAACTTGTCAGCGTCGTCTGAGCTTTTTATTTGGTGGTTTCTTTGTACCATTTTTCTGCTCTTTCTAGGATTTCCTTTTCGTAGTCAGTTAATGTCCTAAGAAACTCTGATCTGTATTTCTTAATTTTAGCGAGCGGTTTGGAGTTTGTAATGCTTCGCTTCATACCCGCCTTTGTTCCTCCTAGCTCAAAGTATTTTTCCTTCCAAGCTTCAGCGGAAGACTCGTCACCCCACTTCTTAGCTTTTTTATGATAGTATAAAGCGTCTGATTTGTCGCTTGTAGTGAATCCTCCACGATCTCCTTCTTTCTCGTTGTAGAAATCGTACTCTTTGGCTTTGATATAACTGTAGGCAGACTCTCCTGTGTCTGTTGTGTACCCCACAAATTGCCACAGAGAGCTTGCAATGTCTCCAGAGCCAGTAATCCCTTTAGATGGGAAGTTTTGGCCTAATTTGTAAATAGCGTTCACTCCCATTGTAGCCCAACCCATTTCTAAGTTTTGCAAAAAATAAGCAGTTCTGTCTCTCATAGGAGCCCGTCTTGTTGCGTCTGGGAAAAAGCTTTGCTTAGATGTTAGTTCTATTGGCATTTTAATGTTAGGAGCTAACGACCCTGCAATTCTGTTAATTGCCCCTTTTGCGAATGGTTTTTGATACCAATGCTCGCCTTGAGTTAGGTATTCCTGAGTAGCGTCAGCTAGAGTGTCTTCTGTAAATGCAACATCTGTTGCAGTAGCATACATACTTCCTAAACCGAACCATTCGAGAGCATCTGTAAAAGCTCCCTGCATTTTCAAAGAAATCACCCTTCCTTCTTCTGTTGAGTAGAGTAACAAGTGTTGCTGGTTTCTTGCATCAGCTACGCGCTTGTCTTCTTCATCAACAAATCCAGCTTCAATCATAAAGCGGTTAAACATATTAACGAATAAAGGGAATGTTGACGCTAGTAATCCAAACTTTATTGTTTGAGTTGCCCCTTTTACAGCAAGGCTTTTAGCAGCAGCTCCAGCTACTCTGGCTTTTGTTCCAGCCCTGTCTTCTAAGCGAGCGTTTTTCATCATACGAACATAACGAGGTGCGTTAATTTCCATCCAAGACCAGAAAGGCATCATTTTTCGCCGCAACCATCGGCCTCCAGTTGAGATAGCTCCGTAATCTCCTAAAAGCTCACGCGCCATTTTAGCTGCTTTATCTTTTTTGTCTGGAATTAGGGCTAACTCGTTTGGCTTAGATGCGCCAAATACATTTGACCCAGTTTCTAGTTTGTCTTGGAAATACCTATAAGCGGCTAAACGTAAAGTGTCTTCTCTAACTTGATTAATTGTCGCTACTTTTCGTTTGTAGTTATTTGTAAAATCTTTTAGCCAGTTAGATTTCTTTTTAAGACCATCAACAAAATCATTAAACAATGCGTCAACTGCAACCTCTGGCCTCATTTCTGCTAAATCTTGAAGCATATAACCAGAACCTAACACGCCTTTCTGTAGCAATTCTTCCATATCTTTAGGAAGAGGTTTCTTCTTAACGTGAAAATCGTACAAGTCTTGGTAAGCTTGTTTTGAATACTGAGTAACTATTTTAGGGTCGTAAGCAAATGCTACATCGAAATCGCCTGTTAAGTTGTTAAGCTCATATTTAATAAATCCGGGGGGGTTGAATAGTTTCCAGAACTTCCAAGCTCCCAAGAAAGAACTTTGAACGTTTCCTATTTTACCAACCAATCCAATAGGAGTTTTGTCAGGCTCAAGCTCATTTAGCTGTTCAGCAACTTCAATTGGAATAACCCATTCGTCTTTTCTGCCACCTAAGACCAATTGCTTCCTTAAATCTTCTTTACTAATTGTTGTAGTGTCGCCCTCGCTTGCCTCCTCAAACCATTTCAATAAAGCTTGATCGGAAGCAACTGTTCCTTTGTATAGGAAATTTCCTTGTTCTGGTTGCCAAAGGGCCAGCTCATCATTTTTATTAGCTAAAGTTCTCCAAGTTTCATATTTATTTCCTAAAGCATTTTCTATTGCAGATTCTTTTGCTCTAATAGTTTTAAAAATCATCCCAGCATAACCCGCGCCATTAGCTTGAGTTTCCATTAAGTGAGAAAGAAAAGCAAAAGTGTCTGGGTGTTGTGTGCCTTCTTCCAAGCTTTCAGCAACTTCCTGAAAATGTGGTGCGTAATTAATTTGCCTTTTATTTAGTAGTTTTTGCAGCTGTGAAAATCCTATAGCAATCCTAGTATTAAAAGGTTTAAAGAATGTTTCTAAATCCCCTAAAGGAACAACTTTAGTAAGTTCTTTTTCGTTAGAAGCTTTTGCTTGAGCCTTTAGTTGTGACTTTTGATTTAGCATACCTTCAAGCCTTACCAAAGTATCGTGTGTTTGTATTTGGGCATAACCCTGTGCAAGCACTTCATTTTCAGCTTCTAAAAAGTCAGTGCTATAATCTTTTTCACTTCCTTCTCTTTTTCTCTGAAAACCAGCTCGTTTAGTTCTTACGTCAGTTTTTGCGGTTATTGTTCCACGTTTAACAGCGTCTCTGTGTTCAATTGTAATCCTGTGAAAATAATTTTCTGCATCTGTAATATCTTTAGGCAAAAGTTTTCGCTTCTGCATTTGTTTTGTTAAATCTTCAAGAATCGCTTTTCGCCTTTGAATAGCATCCCGAACTTTTTGGTTTTCAGGTTTTAACAAATCAGCTTCAGATTCTTGCAACAAGAAATCAACTTCAGATGCGTCTTGAAATCCAAAAGGTAAATCTTTGTTTTTTTGATATAAACCGTTCTTAATAGATTGTTGTAAATCTCGATAAACCAAAACTTTAGTAAAGAAATCAAATTGCTCTGGAGTAAGCCCGTTAACAATAGCTCTTAGACTTTCTCTAGCTTTAGTTTGGGAAAGTTCAGTAGTAGCTTGGAATTGCCTAAGAACTTCTACAGTATGACCGTGTGTTGAAGGGTCAAGATTTTCAAATTGCCTTGTTAGTTTTTTTGCGGTTTCCAACAAGTCCGAAGCAAACTCAACATAAGGCTCGTACCACTTAGATGTGTTTTCAGCGGCAGCATCCATTCTTTCTTTGACTTCATCTCTTCTGCTGTCAGTAGTATTGATTGAGTCATCACTTTTAACATCATCGGTTGCTCTGTAATTCCTAGCTTCTTCAGCTGTAATGTCTTCAGCTTTATCAGCAACTTCTTCAAGAAACTCTGGAGGAAGTGATGCAGCTACAATTTCGCTTCTTTTTCTTCTTCTAGGTAAAGGTTCTTCTAAAATACTCCTATCTCTAGGCTCATTTATAATCCTGCCTTCAGAATCTCTTTCTAAAGGAGGAAGGTTTAACTGCTTTCTAATATTTGCATTTGTAATATCAAAGTCACCAGCAATAATTTCACCTTCTCTTGTAACTTCGACGCTCCTAACTCCACCTGTTTGTTCTTCAACTTCTTCAACTGGTTTAGTTTGCTTTTCTATTAGCTTTCTAATGTTTTGTTCGATCCTTGCCTTTTCTTTGGCAGAAACTCTTTCTTTACTCTGCTCAGATAAAATGTCGTAGGCAGCTTGAACTTTTGCAATTTTATCAACTAACCTTGGCGGGATTTCCCTTCCCGTTTGAACATCTAAATCTTTCTTAGAAGCAAGGGCTAAAGCCATTGTGTCACTTACTTTATTCCATTGCATTTTAGCGGCACTTCTACCTGTGCCTCTTGATTTTGCATAAGCAGAAAGCCATCCGTGTTTAAAGTTTTCTTGAAACCCAAAACTAAGCAAATCTTTTTCACTGGAAGTCAAAGACACTTCAGCTTCTTGGATGTAATTTAAAAGCTCGTCGTTAATTAATTCCTGAGAAGGAGTTAAAGTAAAAGGGTTTGGAACTAAGTCACCTACAGTCGTTTCAGTTGATTCTTCTGTAAGCTCGACAGGCAAATCTAAAGAAACTAACCCATCACCAGACTTAACTAATTTTTGGCCAAGACTTCTTGACATATCTCTGTAGTCAATAAGCCTTTTTCTTATTAAAGAGCTTAAACTGTAGTTTCCCTTTCCTCCTCCTAGCAAAGCTTCGGGAGCGTCTTGCCATCTTTTGTTTTTAACAAGAAAACGTCGAGCGTCATTAGTCGCACGACTTAACACATACATCATTGCTTGATCTTTTTGCGTATCACTTAGCGTCTGATCTTTTGCAAGTGTTTTATGTATAGTAGCGTAAGTATTAACAATAAATTCTTCTGGAAGAGGGATTGTTTCAAACACTTGTGGTTGAATAAAAGCGGCATCTATAGCTGGTATTGTTGATGCTCCTTTTGCGTTAAGCGATGCTTCTCTGTTTAGCTTTTTTAAATCCAATCTTGATTTAGCAAACAAAGCCCCAAGAAAATCTCCAGTGTTATTGTCGAAGCTGTTTTCTTCGTGAACTTCCTCTTCATATTCTCTATGGCTAATTTGAACAAAACGCTCTGGAGATTGCTCTCCTTCAAGCTGAAATTCATCTTGAACAAATTCACTGCCAGCAGCAGCAGTAAAAGTTAATCTAGCACCATCGATTGCAGGAAACGAAACGCGCTGATCTTTCATCATTAAACGTATTCGTTTTTTAAGAGTAGTAATTCTAGGTGAACTACCCATAAAGCCTCGCTTAATTCCATTCCAGAATTTAGCAAGTATGTCCATTAACCTGCTTAAAGCACCGTTTTGTTCAACTTTCCGGCCAAATAAATCTTCATTAATTGATCCTGTTAATTTGCGCTGCAAAGCTATCCGAATAAACTCTTCAGCTATCGACACTTTATCTCCTTCTATTTGATCGCCATACCAAAAAGATGTTTCTGCAATTTCGTTTTTAGACATCTCATCGTAAACGTCAGTCATTGTCTTCTCGTAAAAAGTTTTAAAGGAATCAACTCTTCCGCTTTCGTTCCACTCTCTGTAAATAGCAAGCCCGTTATAATTATGGATAACTTCCTCAATAAGAATACGCTCAAGACTTCCTTTTCCTTTTCTCTCTAGTGCGATAATTAATTCTGGGTTCAAATAAATAGAACCAAAATCTCCATACCTTGCTCCAGAATTTGCTGCTACATTATGTTCTCGTTCAACAAGAATATTGCGAATTTTTGCTCCGCCCAGTTTTCTTTGAATTTTAGGGATTAAAGCAGCGGCACGAGATAAAATATTTTCTTCAGCCTCAGTTGTTGGTTTTTCAATTCTGACCCCATTAATGACTTCATTCGGAACAAACGCAAAAGGTTGAGAAGGCTCATTGCTTCCCATTGCCATTTGCTCACCAAACTCCTGAGAACTTGTTTCAGTAGGCTGAAAGTCTTCAAGATAAAGAAGGTCTTCTTCAGTTAATTCTATATCGGTGTATTCCCTACTACCTAAAGGAGCAACAACCAAAATGGTGGAAGTGTCATCGTCAGACCTGCTTTCAACAGTGTAAGTTACCCCGTCAACAACAAACGTATCATTTTCATTTATTTCAGATAATTGAGTTTCCTTTTTGTTTTTATCTTTTTTAGTTAAAACTTCTTGAAGAGGTTTTTTAGCTTTTTGCTCTTGCTTGATTTTATTTAACTCAATACGCCTATTAATAGCGTCAGCCATCAAGTCCCAAAACTGATCTGTTTCAACCCCAACAGCTTGAGCATACTCATCAACTCGATTGTTTATTTCTGAAGCGGGTACTCGGTTAACTAAGCCACCAGCTACGGAAGGCTGTGTTCTGGATAGATCGTTTACAGCAGTAGCAAAGTTATCAATACCGTCATACTCAGCTGGCAATTTTTGTTTACTGTCACCCTTAACAATAACCTTTTTATCCTTACCAACTGGAACATCAATTTTTCCTCCAGCTGTGTTGATAAATTCATCAAGCACATCTGTCTCACCTTCCGGCAGTTTAAGAAATTCAATCTCTGCTTTAGTTCTAGCTTTGTTAAGCTGTTTGCCTTTACCAGTAGTTTTAGTTTCTAAAGCCCTTTGAAAAACTAAATCTTTTATTTTTTCACGAAGACTTTCAACAGTAACCCCTGTTTCATTAGCAATGCTTGCAAGTTCGTTTTCAAATTCTTCTAGCTTATCTGGATTTTTAGGTTTGTTTGTTTTAGATGCCCCTTTGTTTCCTTTTCCTCCCCTGCGCTCGTCCCATAAAAACTTGCCTTTACTTCTCATTCGGTTGTTTGCTTGAGCAAGCTCGGTAAGTTTTGCAGCTAAAGATTCGCTTTGTTCTTCCGTAATTGTTCCTTCTTGTTGGTCTACAACTTCCTCTTGAGTAGGTTGAGCTACAGCTTCTTGAGGGGCGGTAGTAGTCTCAGGTTGCGGAGTACCTTTTTGGTTTAGGTCTTTTCGTCTCTCAAAAACTCCAGAATTATTCCATTTATCTTTAGCGGATTGACTTTCATATCTTGAGCCAAATGTTTGTTTTTGATACTCCAGATCTTCCTCGAAATCCTCTCGCTGCTCTCTTGTCATCCTAGACTTTATCGAATCTGGATCAGACACGGGAGTAACAGGAGTTAAACCTAATTCGGTGTAAAATTCGTGATCTATAAGTTCATCTATTTCATCTTGAGTAGCTTCCCCTATAAGGTCTTGTTGTGTTCCGGTAGATGGAGTAGTTGCAGCTGGGGTTTCAATTGGAGTTTCAGCTGGGGTCGGGTCTGGAGTTGCGGCTTTGGCTCTTTCTGCAAGAACACCATCAGCATATTCCCTAGCTCCTTCGTCTATAACTTCGTCTGTTAAAATATCTGTGTCATCTATATCATCACTTTCTTGAAGTCTTGATTTAAGTTCTTTTGCACTTTTTTTCCATTCGGCTTCTATTTCTTCTCTGGTTGGTTCAGCTGGGGCTTCTGGTTCGGTTGGAGCTTCAGCTGTAACTTCAGCTTCACCAGTTTCAGCAATGCGATCCGCTTCTGCTTCAGCAGCTTCTATTTCTGCATCAACATTGCTAGAAGTTTTTATTTCTGGAACATCTTCTACATCAAGATCGTCTGTCGTTGCAGCTGTAGGTTTAACTTCCCTAGTAGGTCTTCCTTCTGCATCAACTCCAACAATCTCGTCTGGTGCTTGGTTTGGATCGTCAGGTAAAGGAATAATTTCATCGTCAGGTTTATTCCTGTTCTCCCATTTCTTTTGAGCATTAAGAAGTATTTTATCAGCAGTTTTAGGAAGCCCTTTATCCGCAAGTTCTCTTGCTTCTTTTTTTGCAGCACTATACTGAGAGTAACCCTCTATTGATCCAGTTGCTCCACCTATTAAAGCTCCAGCAAAAAAGGCTTCAGCAAAAGCTTCGTTTAAATCGGCGTTAGGATTGTATCCTCCTACCCCTAGAGGTAATTTAGTTTTAGCAATGACAGCTGACAACGCTTCATCAACCCCTTCTTCAATGCCTTCAACAGGTGCGCCAATACCAACTCTTTTAAGAAAGTTGCCCATTCCAGCTGCAAAAACTTTATCACCTTTTAGCCCTGCTAATTTATCAACATCACTTAACCCAAATTTTTGGGCAAACTTCATTCCAGTGTAAGTAATTGCAGCTGTTTTCAATCCGTCTACAGTTGCAGTTGCGAATGCTTTTTGGTTTGCGTCGGGATCTCCATTATCTTCTAAAGCTCTCCTAGATTCTTGAAAAGTAGATCCAAAAGTTGTTAAGCCAGCTGCGGCAAGAACAGCTGGGGTTCCAGCTGGTGCAGCTGCAATTGTAGGAACTAAAGTTGCAGTTGTTTGTGCGACATTTCCAAGTCGCCTTTCCCACTCTGTAGGCATTTCTGCTTCAGTGCCTTCATAATAAGTTTCAGTAGCATCTCCCAAAAGGCCAAATCCAGAAGAAACAATTCCTCCATAAGAAGTAACTAAACCGCCTTCATTGATTTTTCGTAATTGATTATCTGCCTCATCACTTAAACTTTTAGAGTAACGATTAATTGCACCAGTAACATCAACTTCTTTCCCAAAAAATTTAGATGCTGTTTTAACTAAGCCAAAAACACCTAAATCAGCGGCTGAATAATCACCTAATATTGGAGCAGTAAAACCTTCAGCAACACCCCAACCAATCTTGCCAAGCAACATTGGCGCACCTTTAGTTGTTTTCTGGTAAACCTGAGAGGCAGCACCACCAACAGTAAACTCTGTTAAGTCGGTAAACTCGTTAGCAAGTTGGTTATCTTTTTCAAGTAACTCTGGATATTCATTGCCAATACGAACTGTTAATTCGTTATCGGAAATATCATCTAAGTCAGGAAATTGTTTCCGAATTTTTTCTAAAGTAGGAGATGACATATAATATAATTATGGTCGATTCATTTCTGTTGCTGTCGGATCTCCCTCTTCTCTTGGGGTTCTTGGGTTACGGAGCCTATTGAAATCAATTGTAGTATTGTTAACAGACGCTTCATTTGTTCTTAAAGGAGTTAAGGCTTTAAGAGCTTCTTCAAAAGCGTCTCGGTTAAAGTTCCCATCTTCATCCATAAAGTCGCTTATATTTTTACCTAAAAGCTGAGTTCTAACAGTTGCTTTTGGTTCTGGCTGTTTAAATGTAGCCCTACTTTTCCTTCCTCCCCCTAAGTCTGTTTCGACAACAAAAGTATCTGGGCTTAATCCTGTCTGCCCAAACACCATTGCTTTATATGCAGCCATTTGTTTTCTGGCGGTTTGGACTTGCTTCGGATCGTAATAAGGTTCTCCTCTTTCGTTTGATGTAATTAAATTTGGAGCATTTTCTTTTGCCCAATTATAATCTTCTATCCAAATTTTTTGTTGAGTAGCGTTCCATTCTTTTTGGATTCTAACATATTCATCTACTTTTGAAGCTTCTATTGCTCCGTCTCTCATTGACTCAGCTTCTTTTCTTTGAGCTAGAGGCAATCCAGAAGGGATTTTTGGAACTGCTCCTAACCCGTCCCACAGGTTTAATTCATCATTATAAGACGACAAATTAGGAGCAAACTGAACAGCTTCGTCAGCTAGTCTTTTGTTTGTCTGATTAGCAGCTTCTAGTCTTATAGAGTTAGCAGTTTTGTATCTGTTATCAATGACAGAGTTTTCCTGCTGCAAAGTAAATTCTTTTTGTCTTAGCTGTAGATTTGATTGAGCAATGTCGTTGCTTAAATCAAATTGCCTAGCACGTTCAGCTAAGTTAGTGCGAAATTGATCTTCTTGATTGCGAATAGACCGAGATCGTTGTCCCAGCCCTACGCCCTGCATAAAATAATCTACTGGTTCAGCCATTTTTATTAACTAATTAGGTCTATTAAAGTAACCACCGTGACTTGGTGACACTACAGTTGGAGCAGCACCGCTTCCCCCGAAAATTCTTCCAAGTCCAGACTTGATGCCGGACATAAAACCTCCTCCGCCACCACCGCCACCGCCGCCCATACCAGCGGCCAGCCCCTGACCCATACCAAAGTTACCAGCGTACATTCCAGCTGCTCCAGATACAAAATTCATTGCTCTATTAAAAGGGTTATTAGCTGCGTCAGACTTTGCTTTTCCGACAGCTGCTTGATAAGCGAATTGGTTTTCTTGAATTGCCCTTCCAACCCTGTTTTCTGGACTAAGAAAAGATGATCCAACAGCCATAGGACTAGCGACAGACGTGCTTCTTACTGTTGACATAAAAGGATTCAACGCTCCTAATCCAGCTTGAGTCATACTTAGCTGACTAAGCCCTAAGTCCCTAGCAACAAGATTTCTTCCAGCTTGGCTTCCACCTAACCCCATACCTACACCGCCTTCAGCTGCCCTTCGCATAATCATACCTTGGTCAGCCATAGGAAGGTTTCCTGCAATCATACTACCAATTGCACCGCTTGCCCCAGATATTAAATTTCTATAACCGGGCATTGCTGATTCAAGATTTGCCTCAAGTATTTCTTGGTCAGCTGCACTTGTCCTAGCTGCCAACTCTCTGGCTTGTGCAAAGTTAGCTAAGTTGCCTTCTATTGCAGCAGTTTGTTCTGCTGTTTGATCTACCTTTTTGTATTTAGGAATCTTTGGCCCTTTTTTCAAAAGGCTTGCTCCTAGTCCTGCTGCTAATGCTGCTACTGCCATTATATTACGCTTTCTATTCCACCACCACCGTGTGTGTTTAAGTTTGTCATTTGTAAAACAGGTACAACCCCATCACCCATATGATTTGCTAGTTGATTCTGAAGAGAATCAAAGGCCAGATTGCGGTATTCTGAGGCTGCACCAAAATCTCTATTTTCTTCAAGCTTGATTGCTATTGCCATATTTTTAATAGCGTAAGTATCACTTACCATTAATATATCTGTATCATTTACAGCGTTAATAAATCTAAGCTTTGCTATTACTGTTACGGCCACACTGTCACACCCAGAAGATGCTCCACCTAATTTTGGTATAAGCGACCTACGGTAAGCAGGTATAGTTTCATCTGGTTGATATTCAGCTACCTCAACAATAGTTCCAGCACTTTCATCTGTTAGTTCATAAAGTATAACATCACCCTGAGTTACATCTTTTGTGACGCTAGTTATGCTTTTAAATAAATCGGTAGTAGTAGCGTAAGGCGTGCCAGCAGAAGGAGAAACTAATGTTACAACTCTTCCATCTTGATAAACCGCTGTAGCTCCGGCCCCACTTTTAATTGTCCTTACCCAGTTATCATTTGAATCATAACCTTTAATGGTAATTGTTTTGCCTACGTCTGCTTCTGTAGTTCCGTAAACTCTTATTTTTTTACCAGCACCAGATAAATCTTTGTGAGTGGGGGCTTCTCCTCTGTCTAACAGCTGGTAGCCAATGTTATCTTTATTATCAAGAAGGCCGTAGCCACTTTCAACAAACTCAAACCAACCATTGCGAACAATTCCGGGGTTTTGTTTAACAGCTACGGACTCAATTGTTTCTATTTGTCTAGGCCAACAAATGCACCCATCTGTAACACAGATATTAAATTTGCCGTATGTACCTTTCCACTTACCGCTCTCGATCAAGCGACGCTGCGCTTCGTTGATGTACTCAGTGGTGCGAGCATCCGTAGAGCAAAGATTAAGATGCTTTGCAATTCTGGTTTTTGCGTCTCCGAGAGTAACTTTCATTATACTGTGTAATAAACTCTTGCTGTTCGTTTAATAAAGTAAACACCATAATAAGGGGGCAAGTTTGTAAAAGCATCTGAACTTTGCGCTCCGCCAGCTATAACCATACCCCCAGCTTTTCCTGTCCCTACTTTAAAGCTTCCTTCAGCACTTCCCGTATTAATACTACCTGTTTCAAAACCTCTAGGATTGTAAATAACATCGTGATCGTGGGGAGGCAGGTTTGATTCTTGAAGAACAGTTTGATCTGATCCTCCAGTTTTAGAGGCTTCTGTTATTTCTGTTCCATTTTCAGTATTACCAATTCCAACAGGAAATTTAGCATTAAACTCAATATCTCTTTCCCAAAAAGGCCCAGTTGTTAAGGTTACGCTCCCGCTAGACCCTCCATCATAAGTATCAATATCACCTAACGCTCCTACATAAATTTTTCTTTCACCAGAAGCCCCAGCTACATAAGGAACAGGATGTTTAGAAACCCAAGCCCCGTTGTAGTAGTAGTAAAGTCTATCTGGTTGACCAGCTATAGTCCTTATCCAAGGCTTATCAGTATCTTCAGCTGAAGGAATAGTGTCTCCAAAATTAAAAAGAGAATAATCTCCAGCTACTTCAGCTGAAGTAGAATTAATAAATAAATCATACAAAGCAGAAACAGTTGTAAAACAACTGTTGCTAGGTATTTCTCCTTTGTTTAGTATTACATTGGTTGCCATTTTAATCTTCTACGCAATTTGATGTTTCGTCTGATGATTTGTAAGCTATATTTTCATTACAGTTTACAGTAAAATTACTCCCTCTTCCGTAATTGTAAGGGTCTTGCTCTGTGATTGTCGTGCAATCAATGATTAATTCTTTATATGTCATATTATTTATGTGCAGTTTCCAAACTCTAGGCAATCTCCGTAAGGTTCTTCAATAACTGGATAAGCGTGTAACCTAAACCCTTTTAATCTAGCCTGACCCGTCCACCCTATTCTAGCGGAAATTTCATAGCCGTTACGCATTGGCGCACCATTTGTAGACTCACAATCGTCAGTCGGTTGAGGCAATCTTCTTCTGGTTCTGTATTGAGGTTTGTAATTGTTTAATGTGCAGGTAGTGTTTGTTCCACAAGTTTCTATTTTAGCACACTCGCTAAACTCAGACCAATTAACCCAAGCTGGGTATTGGTTTGGTTTGTATTTAATATCAAAATCTACCTCCCCTTCTAACTCATCAATCCACATCTCTCCATACTCAAGTTTTTTCAATTCAAAAGGATTCTCAAAAGAGTAGCTAGAAGTTTCAACGTAACATTGTATTCTGTTTTTACTTGAAACCAGTTTGCCGTCTCCGTCTGTTCCGTAGGTTATATCTCCTTTTCCGTTTTTAGTTAAATCCCAGAGTTGTATTCTGCAATTTCCGTCTAGCGCAAAAACAAAACATCGAGATTCTTTGTCTATCTCCGCTCCAACAAGTTCCAAGAAATTTAACCCCGTCCAAATTCCTTCCCAAGCAGCTGGGCTTTTTTGCCCATTACCACCAACTAAATCAAAATCTAAAACAGCTAGTCCTTTAAAAAATGTTCCCTGACTGCTGTTAGTGTCTGGGCTGATTGTTGTTAAAAGCCTATTTTCAAAAAGTACAGAGCTGGATATTCCAGAAATATTGCGCTTTTGTTCATTAGCTATTAATGGCCCTATTTCTCTGCTTATTGGAATTTGGCCATATTCTTTCCACTCTCTTCGACTCGAAACGTAACTTCTTATTCCGTCGGTAGCTCTGTAGAACATATCGCCGTTTACTAAGGCGTTACTTCGATCACTTACTGACCCATAATTAATAGCAACAATTCTAACTGTTGGGTAACTTGTTTTTTTCCAATCATCCCTACTGGTTGGAACATTTACAGCAAACACAGCCTTATCTGTGTGAACTAAAAGTTCACCCTGACCAAGAGAGCTGTCAGGTTGATTCATAAACTTCATTGCCGTTATATCACCAGTATTTAAAGGCACAGCAAAAGCTCCGCCTTCAGCAATGTATGTATTTTCAGTAAACTGAACTACGCTAGTAGGGCCTCCAACTATATCTCCAGCAACAAATTCTCTACCTCTTGAAACCCAAAGCCTTCCGTTGCCGTAAGCCATTGCTTGACCTACTGGGACTTCGTTATCAGCTAGGTTCGATCTCCTAGATGAAGCTCCATTAAAAATAACAGGCAAACTTCTACCGTCTTGAATTATTAAATATTGCTCTGCTTGTTGGAAATAATAAACAGGAATATCTGAAGGGTTTTTATCTGCTATTTTTATTTCAAACTCGCCTATTTCATCATTAACAATATTTGCTCCAGTTAATGTTCCGTAAACAGTTGTAGCATCTTTTGCCGCATCTGCACTTAAAGTTAAAACTCCCCCGTTATTAAATGTAATTATTTCTCCGCTTTCCATCCCAGATGGAAGAGCTGTTATTGTTATTCCAGACCCGCTGCTAGGATAGCTTGCTGTTGAATATCCAGATGAATTATTTACAGCAATGTTATAGGTTTGGCTTTTTTTAGGGGTTATATCTTGAACCTCCGCTCCTAAAGTTTTTTCAACAGCTGGGCCTGTTAGCCATTGTTTTTTTTGTATAGGGCGAACTCTTGGGTCTATTTTATAAATAGCTCCGCCTATAGCACACACTAAATAATTATTACCTCTAAAGTTATAATTGTAAGCTCCGTGGTATTTTCCTGTCTTAAAGTTTTCCTGCATTTCTTCAGCTTTCCACTTGCAGTTAGCGGTAAAGACTAAAGGAATATTTTCAAAACCGGGCCTAGTCTTAACGTAACCCCCACGCATTGTTGCGTTAACGGCAAAACTAGCTTGATTTCTAGAAAGTAAATTAGGTGATTTCCCAGCGTCAATTCCTCGTTCCAGCGTAAGGAACCCGTCGCTGATTCGCTGTTGATCTATAACTGGCATTAAGACGAGTAAATTACAAAGTCCCAGTGTGCATCTGCTGTTGTTGCGTTTGCAAAAACAATACCTCTTCCGCTTCCTGTTGCGGTTATTGATGAAACATATATGTCTGTAGCATAAACATTTCTAGCACCTATAACTACAGTTGGCGTACTGGTTGGCAAGTCGTTGGTAAAGTTAACTGTAAAAAGCTTTCCTGACCCACCATCGCTAGAATTACTTGTTCCGGCTATATTAAAGCCAGCCATTATATTTAAAAGAGTGCCGCTATGGGCATATTGCATACTCCCTCTAGCTGTGATTACACCGTCTTGATCTACGCTGCTCCATTTAGGTTTTACGTTTGCGGTATCAAACACTAAGTATTGATTGTTTGACCCTTTAGCAAGTCTAGTCCAAGCAGAACCGTTCCAATAAGCTATATCGCCAGCGGCCCCACCAGCGTTTCCTAATTTAGCAAGTTCCAGCTGCGGAGATGCAGCTGTTTGAGTTGATAAATTTAATGTTCCACTTAGATCAGTAAAAGCTGGCTGTCTCCAATTAAGTTTTTTCCCAAGGCTGGTGTTTACAAATAAAGCGTGATTATTACTTCCAACATCTAAAATTGTTTGACTAGAATCGTAAGTAACAAGCTGACCTGCGGTATCAAGCCCACTTGTCCCACTACCAGAAGCTCCTGTTGTGCCTATAATTCCAGCTGGAGAAATTTTAACTAAACCGCCTATTGTAGCTCCTGTGTCTGATCCCCCAGTAATTCCGCTTGTGCTATTCACAGCGTAACCAAGATTCTTAACGGTCATTTGACCAGTAGCCACAGCCGTTACTTCGTGATACCCGAACCCAGTAATAAAAACCAATTGGCCTACAGAAAAAGCTCCAGATTCTTCTACATTTAGAACAGCTGTTGCGCTTGACTCCGGTTTAGTAACACTGTTTCCGCTTGTAGTTGTAGTAAATGCACTAATCCCAGCTGCCCCAGCTGACCCAGTTGCCCCAGTTGCACCAGTTGCCCCTGTCGCCCCAGTTGGGCCAGTAGCTCCAGTTGTTGTTGTAGTGCAAGTGGTTTCGCAGCAGTCCGTGTTTTGATTTAATATTATACCCATCGTTTGACAGCTAATTAAATTTATGAGGGATTAATCCCTATAGAGGTTTATTACCTATAGGTTACGCCTCAACTGTCAAACGGTTTGATTAAGCATAAGTACGGCTTGGCGTTTGACGTGCAACTAAATGACATCGAGCTAGAGTTGTACGCATTTCGCATTAACCACTCCCCCGAAAAGGGAGGGCTAGGGGCGTTTAAGCACTTTAAAAATGCTGCGAACCTTTTATGGCCTAAGTTAATATGGAACCCGTGGCTAGAAAAACAAATCGAATCTTTATGTGAAAATCAGTGGGTTTGCTGGTCTGGTTGTGGTGCAAGCGGGAAGACTTATGCAGCTAGTCTTTATACTATGGTGTATTTTTTAGCTGCTCCTTTGCAAACTTCAGTAATTCTTACTTCGACTACAGCTAAAATGATTCGGAAACGTGCTTGGCCAGTAATCCAAGACCTATACCGAACCTGCACTGGAGGCTATCCGTCACATATGGTAGACAGTAAAACAACACTACAAGCCATAAGGGGTGACGATAAACACGCTATATTTGCTATACCAGTTTTAGACGGGGCGACATCAAAAGCAGTCGCAAACATTCAAGGTATTCGCTCTCCTCGCACTATGGTCATAGTTGACGAAGCCACTGACACGCCAGAAGCGGCTTTTGAAGCTTGCTCTAACCTTCAAAAAGGTACTAGAGAGTTTAAATTCTTAGCAATTGGAAACCCTCACAGCAAATTCGACCAACACGGCAGGTTTGCAACTCCCAAAAAAGGGTGGTCATCTGTAAGTATTGAAGATGAAGAATGGGAAACTGAGCGTGGAATTTGTGTCCGTTTTGACGGGATGAAATCCCCCAATATGCTAGCTGGAAAAACAAAGTATGAATTTTTAATTAATGAAGACCAAGTACGCCAAGCTCAGAAGTATGACGGCGAAGATTCTCCTAAGTTCTGGAAATATACTCGCGGTATGTGGTCGCCGGAAGGGGTCTGTAAAACAGTATTAAGTGAAAATTTAGTAGAAAAATACAGAGTTATGATGCCAGCTGTCTTTGCAAAACAAAGCTATATGGTTGCTGGATTAGACCCAGCTTTTAACGGTGGCGATAGATGTGTTATCCAGCTAGCTAGGTATGGAGATTTTGATAATGGCAAGATGGGAATACAGCTGGAGCGCAATGAAATTATAGAAATTGATGCCCAATCTTCTGAGCCTGTTCATTTTCAAATAGCAAACCGAGTTCAACAGATTTGCGAAGAAAATAAGGTTTTACCTCAACATTTGGCTGTAGACGCTACTGGAGAAGGTGGGGGGTTATGTGATATTTTAGCTAAAGTTTGGAGTCCAGCTATTCAAAGAGTTGAGTTTGGTGGCAAAGCTAGTGACAGGCCAGTTTCTCCAGAAGATTACAGAAAAAGTAGTGATGTTTATGGCAACAAAGTTACAGAGCTTTGGTTTAGTGTTCGTCAATGGGTGATTAACGAGCAGTTGAGAGGAATGCAGCACGATGCAGTTATTGAGTTTTGCTCTCGTATGTTTGATGATGAAAAAAGAATGACGATCATTGAAAGAAAGGTTGAAATGAAAGCTAGAACAGGAAAATCTCCTGACTTTGCTGATGCTGTAACTTTAGTTGTTGAAATGGCTAGAAGGCTAGGAGGATATGCAACAGCTCAAAAAACAACAGGCGGTTTGACCAGCTGGGATCGTATGGTTAGGGAATACGACAGCCTTTATAGCAATACATTTTCTACAGAATGAAGACTTTAAAAGATAAAAGCACTGTTCCGCCGAAGGGTTATAGTTATACGCAAAAAGAAACTGGACATACAATTCAAGCAAACAGTCTTAATCAACTTTTTACATATGTAATTGAACACAGAAAGGCAAATAACCTTCCTGTTCCTTTTAACATACAAGAACATATTGAAACTTCTTTTTGTGAAGAAAGGCCAGAACTTTGTAAAGATTCAGAAACTAAACCAGCTAATATTAAGAAAAACATTAGCTTTAATGACGCTTTGCGTTTTACAAAAACACTGGTTTCAGCTGGTTTAAAAAGGTGTGGACAAGCTGAAGCAGATCAACGTGCATCTATTTGTTTAATGTGTGAAGACAATATTAATCCTGTTGGGTGTAGTAGTTGTAAAAAAGGTATAATAAAAAAAGCTGTAAGTTTTATTGTAGGAAACAAAGAAACTCCGTATGACAGCTCTTTAAAATCGTGCAAGCATTGCGGCTGTTTTAATGCAGCCCAAGTCTGGATACCACTAGATGCGCTACGAAAAACAATCTCTAAGGAAGAGAACGCCGCGCTTCCGGCGCACTGTTGGAAAAAGATATGAACAGCAACACGCTGCCACTTGAAAATATAGACGATGCAGGTTCGCCGCCTGAGTCACGGTTATCATCTGCTGATGCCGTAGTTGATTTAGTTAAAATGCTTACTCGCGCTGACGAGGAAAGAGCAAGAGTAAGAGCAAAAGTAAAAGGAATAGTAGACGGAAACCCGCCTTACAGCCCTGCACAGCTTAAAAGAACAGGCCAATCTTATAGGACAAATGTAAATTTTAGAGAAGCTGAAGCTTTTTTCTCAATAGCTCTTACAGCTTTTTATGATATTTTTTCTGAAACACCTACTTACGCTACTGTAAAAACAAATGTTGGCAATAATGATGCTGAAAAAGTTGCTTATTCTAGGATAATTACAGAAGAATTTGATCGCTTACAGAAGAAGGATGAAGAATTTGATTACACAATGCAGCTTTCTCAGCACGAAATGGTGCTGTTTGGGTCTGGGCCTTTAACATTTGAAAGCCCAACTAGCTGGAGAGCTAGGGCAATTAAGTCTGGGGATTTACTTATACCAGAAAACACGCGCAGTAATCCTAGTGATTGGGAGGTTGCGGTTGTAAGAAGAAGATACCAAGCTCACGAACTTTACGGTTATATTCGTGACCCAAAAGCAGCTACATCAGTAGGTTGGGATGTTGACGCTACTAGAAAATCAATTATTAATTCAGGCCCAGAGGAATATCGTAGGCAGGGCAGTTGGGAATGGCATCAACAAAAAATTAGAAACAATGATCTTCACTATTCAGCTCAATGCAGTTTAATTAATTGCGCTCACGTTTATGTGCGGGAATACCCAAAAAACAACGAATTAAAGGGAAAAATTAGTTGTTATATAGTTAGAGAAGAAGACGGAAATAACTTTTTATATAAACATATTGGGAAATACGACAGCTGGGAAGAGGTCTTACACCCAATGTATTATGATAAGGGAGACGGACAACACCACAGCGTTAAAGGTTTAGGTGTTAAAATGTATCCAGTTATTGAGTTAAAAAACAGGCAGAAATGCCATATGATTGATGTAGCGGCTACAGCTAGTTCAATGCAGTTACAAGCTGAAACCCCAGAAGCAATGCAAAAAGCTAGTGTTGTTCAAATGGGTCCGTATTCAATACTTCCTAGCGGATATAGGGTTGTTCAAAGACAATTTAGTGGTATCGCAGATGCTCCTATGGCGGTAGATCGAGAGCTGGAAAACGTAATGCAGTCTAATCTTTCACAATATAGGCAGCGACTCGACAAACCACAGGGCAATCCAAAAACAGCTACTGAAATACAAGCAATTGTTCAGCAAGCCAGTGTGCTTGGAAAAACTCAAATTGCTAGGTATTACCAGCAATTAGATAGATTTTTTCAAGAACGCTATCGTCGAGCAGCTGACTCAGATGTAGTTGATCTTGATGCTATTGAATTTCAAAAACGTGTAAAAGAAAGAGGTGTTCCAGCTGAAGCTTTAAAAAATTTAGATTACGTTCAAGCTTCCAGAAACTACGGGCAAGGCTCTGCTTTCCTTAGATTGCAAACTATTACTGGGTTAATGCAGATTAGTGGTCAATTGCCTGAGTCTGGGCGAAGTGCTTTGTTGCGAGATTATATTGCAGCTCTTGCTGGGCAACAGCAAGTAGGTCGCTATATGGTTGAGCCAGAGCAAGATGTGTACGCAAAAGACCAAATCGCTGAAGCTAATATTGAAAATGCAGTAATGCAAACAGGCAATCCAGTTATTATAACGGATTCTCAGAATCACGTTTTGCATATTCAAACTCATCTTTCTAAAGGCAGCGAAGCTGCTCAAGCTGTTCAACAGGGCGGAAATCCAGCTGCGGTTGTAGACTTTTTTAGAATATTAATTCCGCATATTGAAGAGCATTTAGCTCAACTTTCAGCTGATGAAGGAAGGAAGCAGGAAGTTAAAATGTTAGGAGATCAGTTAAAAGAATTGTCTGGTTTTGCTAATGAAGTTGCTAATCAATTAGCACAGCAAATGGAGCAAGAGCAACAACAACAACAAGAAGCCGCAATGCAAGCTCAAGCTGGGCCTTCAGCTGACGAACAAATAAAAATGTCAGCAATGGAAAGAGACGAGGCTAGAAAAGATGCTGCACTTCAAGCTGAAATAGAACGAAATAATTTAAAGATGCAACAGGAAATGGCTTTGGCTGACGCTAAAGCTGCATCTAGTTTGTAAAAGACAACATATGAACCTTCAAGAATGGACAGGCACAGCCACGGCTGTGGATCAAGCGCGTTCCTTAATGAACAAAAAAACATTTAAGGAAATGATGGAAGTTATGCGTGAAGAAATGCCACTTGTGCGAGTTCCGCTTGCATTTGGGGCTAGTGCAACTGATTTTGCTTATGCACACGGGATGCAAAAAGGATATGAGTTTGCCTTAAAGATTTTGAAAGCAATGGGAGAAACAACCCCAGAGCTACCAAAAGAACCAGAAGCAACATTTAGTTCAAATAACAATGAGTGAAGAAACAACAGTAGAATCCAATCCAGCGGCGGTAAAAGGCAATCCAAGCCTAAGACCGGAAACAAACGATAGCATATCAAGTATGGCTGACGCTTTTAAAGCAGCAATGTCAAACGATCCAGCTCCTGCGGCTGAAGTTCCAGCTGAAGTTCCAGCTGAAGTTCCAGCTGAAGCTCCTGTTGAGGTGGCAGCTGAAACAACGGAAGAAGCTAAAGAATCCAGAAGTTCAAAGGATTTTAAACTTATAAAACAGGAAAGAGATGAAGCAAAAGCCCGCATTGACCAGCTTACATCTAAAGTTTCTGAGCTAGAAGAATCAACTTCGGCTAATGATAAATATGAAAAACTTAAAGCTGAATATGATGAAATGAGTAAGGTTTTAAGTGTTTCTAATTTAGAAAAACACCCTAAGTTTAGGGAACAGTTTACTAAACCAATAGAAGCTCAAGTTGAAAGAGCGCAAGCTTATGTGCCTGAAGAAGATCGCTCGCAGCTTTCTAAAATACTTAAAATGCCTATAAGTGAAGCTAGAACAAATGCTTTAGACGAATTAACAGGGGATCTTCCGGCATCTAGGCAAGCTTATTTGCAAAGCGTTGTTAACAGGATTGATGAAATATCTTATGACAGAGATAAGCAACTTGAAGACTCTAAAACTAGTTATGATAAAATGGTTGAAGAGGAGCAGCTTATTTCTGACAGCAAATCAGCAGAAAGAAATAAAGCTTTAGAAAAATCCTTTAAAACAATGCTAAATGAGGCTCAAGATAACATTCCTATTTATCAAATGAGAGAAGGCGACGAGGAGTGGAACAGTGGTGTTCAAGAAAGAATTAATTTAGCTCAAAAGATTTTAATGGAGCAAAATTCTTTTGAAGACGCAGCTACAGCTGCTCTTTGGGCGGCTAGCGGAGGAGCTTTAGTCGAGCAAAACGCTGGGCTTGTTGAGCATAACAGAAGACTTCAAGCTGAAATAAACCAGCTCAAAGGAGCCGAACCTGACGCAGCTGGCACTGGAACAGCCAAGCCAGCCCCAATTAAAAACAGCTCATTTAGCGACACGGTTCTTGGGGAACTGAGAGATTTAGGCATCAGAGGTGCAAGATAATATTAACGGCTATGGGGCCGTAGGCGGTGGCGTTTTCCTGTTGTCTCGACCGTCATCGTTAGTTGCACCTCTGGCTGGACGCTCCTACGGGCAGACCAGCTGCCGTTATTTTTTTTTAAACAAACTGTTTGACGGTTTGCTTAAAAGTTACCAAAAGAGAATTGCGCTTTGAGTTAGGCGCATAAACTAAACTCACTTGCCCTATAGCGATTGGCAATCGCATTTGGCCATATCGGGATTGGCCTACCGAATAAGTTGCGTATGTGCTTCTCTTCGAGTGAAGAGCTAGTAATACGCTTAAATTGTAATTTTTTTTTAAGAAAGGATATATAAAATATTATGGCTTGTTCAAATGTATTTGATGCTTTTGCGATTGCTACAGAAAATTTATCTGATGAAGTTTATCGTAATGCTTCTTACCGTTCCGTGTGGCTTAACGCTATTCCTCGCGGAACATTCGTAACTGGTGAAGGAACTACTAAAACCACTTTTTCAATAGAAAACAGTGAGCCAACAGACGACACAGAAACTTGGGCTTCAATTACTAACAGTGATGTAGCTTCGGGTGCTGGTGGATCTTGTGCTAGTAGTTACACAGATGTTGAAGTTGGTTATACTAGCCGCACTTACACCCCAGAAGAATTTGCTCTTCGTGGCCCTGTTCTCTGTAAAGACGACCTTATTTACGATCATAACGTAGACACATTTCTTCGTGCTTACATTGAAGAAATGACTAAGAGAGCGCAACGAAGCTGGGAAAAACGCTATGAAGAACTTTATATGAAGTTTTCTTCAAAGCTTTCTGTAGGAAATGGTCAAGGTTTCATTGATTTTAGCGAAGATGCTAATTTTGTTGATGCTGTAGATTTTGGTTCAAACGGAGGAGCAGGAGCTTCAGACTCCACTCTTACACAACAACTACTAGACCAAGTTGCTGTTGAGCTAATTGATCGTGGTGCTACCAATCCAGACAGTAATGGTTTTATTACTTACGGAGAAGACGGACCTACATTCCCGCTATTAATTGGTTTAGAAGCTAGCCAGCAGATCGCAATAAACAATGCTGATCTACGAGCTGACTTCCGATCAGCTGACAATGGAGCTGGAGCTGGAGCTGAACTTATGAGTCGTATGGGTGCTAGTCGCCAGATTAAGAACTTCCGCCACGTTCCGACTATTCGTCCTCCTCGTTACAGCTGGACTGAAATTGGAAACAAATACACTCGCATACCTACTTATGTAATGAGTAGTGCAACTAGCGGGAAAAAAGCAGTATTAAACCCAGATTACATCAATGCTGAGTATGAGGCTGCTATCGTTCTTAACCCTGCTGTGTTTACTTCGGAAATTGTTCCACCAGTAAACGCAGCTGGAGGAGTTAGCTGGAATCCAACATCCTATATGGGTGAATGGCAATGGGTAACTGGAGGCAATAAGATTCAAGCTTCTGGCGTTGATTGTGAAGATCCGTTAGATAAACTTGGTCGCCACTACGCAGAGTTCAAACACGCTCCTCGCCCAGAGTTTCCTCATCACGGTATGACTCTTATCTTTAAGAGAGCTTGCAGGACTGCCTCTGGTGATGTCTCTATAACAGAGGTAACATCTTGTAGCGCATAATCGCTGACAATTCAGCTGGTGGCTCGTTCCAATAAGCGAGCGAGTCACCAGTTTTTTTTAAATTTTAATTAAGTTGAAGCAGTAGAAAACACTTATTATGAATCATCCGACTATTTATTCCGACGGAGTACAAAACTCCATTCAAGACTCTCCCCTTCGCGTACAGAACAAAATTCTAGGCGCATTAAAAAATATGGGAGCCACTGGGCAAACAGTTACAGCTCAAAGTGGAAAAAAATCAAACGTAGCTACAATTACAGCTGACACAGCCAGAAAAAACTTATTTATACAAAACACAGGCACAGCTGATTTATATGTCAAATTAGGCACTGGAGCTAGTGGCAGTGATTACCATTTTGAAATTGCTAATAATAATGGCCTAGCGGGTACTGGTGGTACTTTGAATATTGACTCTTATACTGGAGTTATTTCAATTCACCCTAGCACAAATTCTTTCACTGTAGTTGAGTTTAAATAAGGAGTAAACAGATATGGGAGCTTCATTAGTTGGTGGCGGAGCTGGTGTGACGGTCAATGTTGACCGCACAATTGCAGCTGGAACACATATAGAAAACGAGCCAGTAATCAAATCTGATGGTGCTGGCGAGATGATGCAGTGGCAACCGTCAGACGGTGGCACTGATGGACTATTTATTGTAGAAGGCGGTTCAGCTGGCGACCCAGTGCGACTAGGTATCGGCGTTGCTGCACCATCTAGGCTATTAGAAATTAGCAATGCAACTAATCCAGCACTTCGGTTAAACAACAGCAATTCAACCGCTGACATAGGAGTAGCATCAAGCGCGGGCGCATTACTAACAGGCGCGGCTGACGATGATTTAGTTATAGCTAGGAACGGTGCATACGGCATCGCGATTGGAACAAATGGTCAAACGCGGATGGCGATTTCATCAGCGGGACAAGTTCACGTTCAACAAGCGGGGTCTGATCAGTCAGGTGCAGGTGCATTAAAAGTTACTGGAACAGCTTACGGAACCAATAAAGCGATTCACGCTTATATGGATTCATCGTCTGCTACAAAAAGTTTAATTTACGCTGAGAACGCAAGCGGTGCTGTGTTTAATGTAACTGCTGATGGTGCAGTAAGTATCCCAAGCGGATCAATAACACTTGCTTCACTAAGCATCGGACACGGTGCAAATAATGACCCAGCAAGCACAGCAGTTGGTCAAAACGCTTTAGATGCTAACGCGTCCGCAGGAACAGCGGTCGGAAATACTGCGATTGGTGATGGTGCATTAACAGATTTAAACAACAACGTTGCTGATTATAATACAATGGTTGGTCGTAACGCTGGTGCTAACATTACATCTGGCGATAGAAATGTTGGGGTTGGTGCAAGTGCATTATTAAATACTGATGATGGTCAGTATAACTCAGCACTTGGAACAAACGCACTAGCAGCAAATTGTGGTGACGCTAATACCGCAGTAGGTAAAGACGCATTAACTGCTTTCACTGGATCAGACGCGACTGCTGTGGGTTATCAAGCAGCAGATGCCGCAACTTCTGCGACTAACTTAACTGCTATTGGTAAAAATGCACTAGGTGCTGTAACTGACGGCGCAAGTAACACAGCGGTAGGGACGAGTGCTGCGGCCGCCGTTACAACAGGTGATAAAAATACTGTCGCAGGTGCATTTGCTTTTGACGAATCTACAGTTGACGCACAAAGCAATACAGCAATGGGTTACGCCGCATTAAGTGCAGCGGCAGTCAATGAAAACACAGCTATTGGTGCTAAAGCGTTGAATGTATTCACAGGATCAAACGCAACTGCCGTAGGTAGTGGTGCAGCGGATGCTGCAATTAGCCAAACAAATTTAACTGCTATTGGCGCAGGTGCTTTAGGTGCAGCGACATCT